TTGAAGGTCCCGGAGCACGATCGCAAGAGCCTCACCGGCGACGTCACCCTTCATACCTTGATCGGCGAAAGCAGCCAACACTGCTACGCCCTCCTCCATGTCTTTGTTGAGGAGTCGCAAAGCAGCGGCGCTCTTGTTCACGAGAGCGACTGAGAACTGCTCTGCTGTCGCGTTAGAGAGGTTGTTCGCCATGAGGAGAACGTCCGACAAAGCGACCAGGTTCTTTAGGTTTTCCTCCGGGATCTTCGAGGTCAAACCCAACGCCGACTGAGCGTCTGTGATTAAGTCAGTGGCCTTCGCCATATCGAAAGCACCAGCCGTCGCGAAACGCTCAACAGCGGGCAAAGCAGCCATAGCTTGCGCTGCGTTGAAACCTGCCGAAGCAAGGAAGAAGTAAGCCTCAGCCAACTTGTCAGCGGCAGTCACCCCGGTCTTCGAAAGAAAACGCGCCTGCTCTTCCATGCTTGTTCTGACTTCCGCCGTCATGTTTTCCATGATAGCGGTCGCCTTTGTCATAGCGTCGTCGAAGTCTGAGAAAGCTTTGACGGACGCGATCCCTATTCCGGTAAGAGGAGCAGTGATGGCTAACGACATCTTCAGGCCCGCAGCGGCGAGCTTCCTCGCTGCGCTTTCCATCTTGAGTTGTGCGCCAGCAATCATCTTCTCAAACGAAGATGCGTCACCAATAAGACGTACTTGAAGATCACCTAGCTTGATCGTCATTTAGCGGGCTTCTCCAATCCAAGCGACCTCATAAAAAAGTACTTGGCTTCTTTGCTGCGTTTCTCTGAGTTGAGGGGCGTCGGCTTCTTCGTGGAGAACTCCAACAAGAATTCCTTCGCGGACACCTTGCTGGGATTCTTGACGTAGCTCCGCCTCACCTCTGCCGCAATCTGCGCCAGAAAGAAGTCCTCCCGATGGAAGCCCTCTGTGACTTCGCGATCCAAGAACTCCATCCACTCTACAAACTCCGAAGACGTAGTTTGTTGTTGGAGTACTTGGAGAGGAAGCCCTAGGTGAAAGGCGAGACGGAACCACTGGAGCCTCTCGCCCCTTAGCCGTTTCCCGATTCGGTCGTCGTGGCCTTGTTGATGGCCGAGAGGTCTTGTGCTGCGTCGAAGAGTGCTTCGACCACAGCGGCTGGGTACTCCTCAATCTCCGAGGTGGGCACGCGCTTGCCATCCTCTGAGTAGAGGCTCAGTGAGACGAGCGGAATGTGAAGCCCGTCGAACGACTTGAGCCCTTGTGGCTTGCCCTCGTCGTCGAAGCGCATCTTGGCCCCAAGGATCTTGAGATAGGCGTCACGATCCTTCCCGGAAAGCTCCCGAAGGTAGATCGTTTTCGAGCCTGATGCCGTCTCCAGTGTGACGGGTAGTTCCTTCTTGACGAGAGAAAAAGAGAGCGTCATGTTACTTTACCTTCTTGTTGTGGGTTCAGCCGAACATAGTGGTCCACTGCACAACGCAGTGGACCACCAGCTACGGACTAGACTACGGACCAGGCTACGCGAGGACTGGGGCGGTCTCAGCGCCCGAAGTGTCAACGTTAGAGGGGATCACGGTGATATCCAACGTACCCTGCTCACCTTCAACGAGTTCGTTGGGAGCGACGGCGTCAATCCAGCCGTAGAAGGTCAACGTGCTGGAATCAGGGAACGTGATGACGATTGAATCGTTTACCCCGAGGATCCCCAACAACTCCGTGTAGGCACCGGGCTCGTAAGCAGCCGTGAAACTCATCTCGGTGAGCGTCTTCAGCTTCTTGGGAGCCATCGTTCGGTAGGCGGTGTTGAGCATCGTTGTGGTGTCGATAGCTCCACCGTTTTCGAAACCGGGAGGAGTGATAGTCTTCTCGAAGATGAGAAGCGCGGTAGGCGCTGCAGTGAAGAGGATGGTAGTGGAAAAGCCGTCGTCGATCCGTGCCATGATTTTACGTCTCCTGTAGAGTCGCGAGGTAGTTGATGATGAACAGGTTTCTTCGTTGAGTACCTTCCTCTTCGTGACCCAAGAAGAAAGGTGGTGTTTCAGCCGAGACGTTATCGACTCGGTAAGTCTGCGTCTCGTAAGAAACGAACGTGTGCTGTGTTGCTTCGAGCGCCGCCGCTGCCTCTTGAATCTTCTCCCAACCGTCCGGGTAGCTGTGCGCGCGAACCCTCAGCTGTAGCCCGTAGTGAAAAATGTTTGCTCCCGTGAGCATGAGGCGGCCGTCTTTGACTCCCTGCGTATCGTAGAAGCAAGCGCAATCGTCGGGAGTGTCTGCCATGAAACCCGCGTAGAGCGGCCAAACGTCTTGGTCCAAGGGGTCCGTAAAGACCCCACAGTCAACGAGAAGCTCCCCGATCACCGCGGATGGAACGAAGCTTGTCACTGCTTCATCTCCTTCTTGATGATCTCAAGAAGCTTCATTCGGTGCTGCCGTGCGGGAGCTTCCAAGAACTTGGCCTGCTTACCCGGTGCATGTCGAGCGTTGAGATTCTCGTGAACGTAGATCGCGTAGGACTGCGTATAGAGGACAGATACCTCTGTCTTGAGACCCTGTCCCGCCACCCGAGTTGCTGCGCTGTTCTTCAACGCACCAGTGTCAACGGGTACAATCTTCTGACTCTCCCGCTGAAGGAAAAGTCCTGCCTTTTTGAGACCGCGTGAGTACGCAACGGCGTGCTCCTTCTGGAAAAGGACCATGTTCTTGAGAATGGCTTTGACGCCTTCAATTTTAACAACGTTCGACATCTTCGCCATTAGAGAAACGCCGTTCTAAGGAAGCGGTTCGTCTTTCGAAGAAACGGAAGCTTGTCAAACTTGCGGATGTGGTAGGCTCCTCCATTGTCAAAGGGTGCGTCAGTAATCACACCAACGAGTGTGCCCTGAAGCAACACGCCCTCAACTTCGATGTCCACACTTGTATAGACGACGGAGTGCGAAAGCAACGTGACGCCTTCGTCATTCACAAACTCCTGTGCGACATCTTCCCAACGCACGTCGATCTCAACCGGAGTCTCGTAACCTCGACGGCCATACTTGTCAGGCAGGACAGAAGGAGCCCAATAGACCGCCTTTTGGACGAGCATGGACTTCTCAATCCCCACGGCGCTACTCCTTCTTCTTCCCGTCGAGATCGAAGTGCTTGGTAAGCTTCTTCGCGTCGAAGTGCTTGGTAAGCTTCTTCACGTCATCCTCAAGACCAAAAATACCCGTCTGTACGCCCATCTGAGTTGCTTTGTACAGGACGGCCCTCTTCACTACCTTGACGACTTCAGGATGCGTGTTCTTCGTCTCCTCGACAGCTTCGATGATCGCGCGAAGCTTTGACTCTCCCCTCTTGCGACCAAGCCTCTCGTAGATTGCGCCAATGAAAGCCGGGACAGCACCCATCAGGAGGAGCCACTCACCAACTGACAATCCGAAAAGAGTGTTACCTGTTGCTGGGACTGGGACTGAGGTCTCAACTGCTTGAGCAAGTAGTTCAATCATCAGTGCGTCTTCTCTTCCATCTTCTGAAGCCTTCGAAGGACCTCCTCAAGACGGAGCAAAGCTTGCCCGTGTGCGGGAGTACTTGAATGGAGGTCGACCCGCTCCTCCAGCTTCTGAAGCCTCGCTTCCTGGTTCGAAACATGGACCGCGAGGGTTTCGATCTTCCCTAGGATTCTGGCTTCAGCCGCTTGAATCGCCTGAACACTGCCAGCGCCACCCAACGAAGAGCCTACAGGACCGCCGACACCCATACCGAGAAGGAGCGCTATCAGCGTCCCTCCCGAGATTTGGAGTCCCTTGTTCAAGGGATGGCCCTGCTCATCACTCGACGACATCTTATCTTCGGTCATATGTTGAGTCATTTCCTAGGTCGTCACCAGTGCCCAACCAAAGTACCCCTGCCATCGGAGTACCTTTCTGTACTTTGACATCGTGAGAGGCCATCAAGCCGTTCGTATCGATGCGCTTGACCATCTGTCCGTAACGGGTAAGGTCGAGCCCGAAGCCCGCATGGTCGCTTCTGGACTCCGACACTGAACCAGCGCTCTCACTAGTGACTCGTGCTTCGCGCATCTCGTAGAAATGCGCGGAGAGCCAACGCTCGATTAGCTCCCTCTTCGCACTCGTGTAGATGTAGCTGGAAGAGTCAACGCAGATGTCGACTACCATATCAGCGGCAACTTCGATGAACGGAGTGAGGAGCACGTCCGTGTCGTAGTTGTTCAAAATGGCGATCACCGCCACATCCGTTGTGAGAGGCACTGGGCTAGTCCGTTGTGGGGGTCTTGGCCTCAGAGAGCAGCTTCAGCAGTAGCGTCCCGTCACGGGCCGCTACGCGCTTCTCAAGGGGCGTCAGGTTGGTGTCTGCTTCTACATAGCTCTGATGTCGGAGGACCACGCGGGTAAGCGTACCCTCAACGGCGTCCACCTTGATAGTCCCCGAACCACAGCAACCGCTGAGTACGAGTACGACGACGAGTACGAGTGCTTTCATGCTGTTTCTCACAGAGCGGCCAGCGCAGTAGCGAGGACTGCGCTAAAGACGACCTTGACGATCTTCTCCGCAACAATCCACATCTTCGCCTCTACGCGAATGCGATTGATCTCAGCCAAGACTTTCAACTGGTCGATAAGAGCAGCCTCCGATCTTGCGTCACCGGTGAGACGGGCTTCCAGAAGGTCGCCAGCGATACTCAGACCGAAAGCTCTCAGGT